AAGCCGGGCCAGGAAACCACCGAGACCGCCGAGGCCCGCGCGGACGAGATCGGCGACGTGATCGGCGACTACATCGCCGCGAACTGGACCCTCGGCGACCTCGCCGAGCTGAAGAAGGCCACCGTCGCGGCCGTCGCCCTGGCCGGCTGGATCGACGACGACGGCGCCGGCGCCGTGCTGACCCTGACCGTCGAACTGATGTCCTACCGGACCTGAAAGGCAGCACCGTGGACCTGCTCAAGATGTGCGAGAACAACGACGGCAAGCCGGCGATCGGGACCGGCAAGCGGCCGATCAAGTACTGCCGGGCCTGCTACGTCGCCGCCTACGGCGACCAGTTCCAGGCGTTCGAGGTCGTCATCCCGCACCGCGACCTCGGCGTTGACCAAGAGGAACTGGCCATCGCCTGCGCGAAGACTGGCGAGGACATCCCGTCCGGCACGGTGTGGCTCGACCCGGTCGAGACTCACATCCCGGCACTGCTCTACACCGGCTTCATCAAGCCGCTTCCGGCTGTAGCGGTGAAGGCGCCGAAGACCACCGAGGCCTGACGTGGGCAGCCAGGCCGCGCTCGCGGTCACCACCTGGTTCGGCGGCTACGACATGACCGGCGACGGCAACAACACGGTGCTGAACCTGTCGTACGACGCCCTGGACGCCACCGTGTACGGGTGCACCGCCCGCGTCCGGGCGGCAGGGTTGGAGGACTGCCAGCTCGACGAGGCCGGTTTCTGGCAGTCAGGTGCTGCTGGCGCCGCGGTCGACCCGGTGGCGTTCACCGCCCTCGGCGGCGCATCCCAGGTGATCACCAACTCGTTCGACGGCCTGGAAACGTCGGCGGCCTACTTCTACCGGGCGAAGCAGGCGTCGTACGAGCCGTTCGGCCCGGTCGGTGAGCTGATCCCGTTTCGGCTGACCGCGCAGTCCGCCCGCGGCACCGGCCTGGCGTCAGTCGCTGCGGTGCGCGGGAAGGTCCTCAAGACCAAGGCGGTCGTCTCGGCGACCGGGGCGACCGGCACCGCGCAGCAGCTGGGTGCGGTCGGCGCCAGCCAGTACCTGTACGCCGCGTTCCACGAGTTCGCCGTCGGCACCACCATCACCGGCGTCATCGAGTCGAACGTCGACAACACGTTCGGCGCGCCGACCACCCGGATCACGTTCGGGCCGATCACCACCGTCGGCGGGACCTGGGGCACCCGGGTCGCCGGGCCGATCACCGACACCTGGTGGCGGCTACGGATCACGGCCATCACCGGCAGCCACACCATCGCCTGCGTCGCAGGCTTCAAATAGGAGGGGCCAGATGGGCGCCCAGGCACTACTCAACTGCCGGTTGGAGATCAACGCGGTGGTCATGTCCGGCTTCGGCCGCTCCGTCACCCTGCCGATGGAGTACGAGGCCCTCGAAGACACCGCGTTCGGCGATACCGCCCGGTCCCGCGTGTTCGGCCTGCAAGACTCGACGATCGCGTTGGAGTTCAACCAGGACTGGGCCGCCAGCGCGACCGACATCACCCTGTACACCGCGTACGCCACGAAGGCGCCCGTGGTGGTCAAGGTCCGGCCGGACGCCGGCACGATCACCGCGACCAATCCGGAGTACGTCGGCTCCTACCTGCCGAACCAGCACCAGCCGTTCGGCAACGGCGTCGGCGAGCTGGCCACCGTCAGCATCTCGTGGCCGCTGTCCGACTCCGACGGCATCGCCCGCAACACGACGTGATCGATCCGCGGATCGCGGGCATCGACAACCTGCGCAAGCTGTCCGCGCACATCCGGGCCGAGGGCGCCAAGGGCCTCGGCAAGGAACTGGCGAAAGCCCTGGAGAAGGCCCTCGACCCGCTGGAGAAGGAGATCGCCGCCGAGGCCGAGCGGTCGATGCCCTCCGGGTACGGGCCGACGCTGGCCCGCAGCATCCGCCACCGGCGTACCCGCCGGGCGTCGGCCCGGGAGGCGTCGGTGCGGCTGGCCACCCACGCCGTCGGCAAGCGGGAACGCCGCGACCTGCCCGCACTGAACATCGGCGTCCTGCGCCACCCGGTGTTCGGCCGCCGCAAGACGTGGGTGGCGCAGCAGATCCGGCCGGCCTTCTACACGCGGGCGCTGGACAACGCCGCCGACCTCGCCGAGCGCCAGGTGCTGGTGGTGCTCGCCGACCTCGCCGACCGACTCGCCGAATGACGAAAGGCTGACATGCGCCTGAAGCGCCTGCAGTTCCGCTTCAACGACCCGGACGACATCGCCGCGTTCGGCGATGGATGGTGGCTCTGGGATGAGCCCACCGTGGCGCGCCTGCGTGGCCGCGAGCTGATCGAACTGGAAGAGCTGATCGACCAACCGGTCATCAAGGTCGTTCGGGGGCTGCGTGAGGAAAACACCCTCTTGACCATGGCCGCGATGTGGATTGCCGTGCACCGCGGCGGCCACGAAGTGCTGTGGAAGGACTTCAACCCGGTCGTCAACAGCACGATTTGGGAAGAGGCGCCGGAGGTCCCTTTGGACTCTGGCGCGGCGGAGACGCCGGAGCCGGACTCCTCGGCCGCGCCGAGCACGGAGTCCGTCACCTCCTGATCGGCATCGAACCGGTCTTCACCGATCACGGCGTCCCGCCGCCGGTCCTGCACGAACTCACCCTCGACCAGGTCGTCGAACACCTCGACCACTGGCGCAAGCAGAAGGGGTGACCTGTGACGGACAACAAGCGGCAGCTCACCCTCGACCTGCTCGCCCGGGACAAGACGGGCCAAGCCACCAAGAGCGCCGCCGACAATCTCGACCGCGTCGGCGAATCTGCCGCTGCGGCCGCGCACGAGACGGAGAAACTCGGCAAAGAGTCCGACCATGCCGATGAGCAGGTCGAAAAGTTCGGTAAGAGTAACCGGACCGCAGCCGAGCACGTCGAACGTCTCAACCGTGAAATCGACTCGGTTGAGCGGGAGCTGAAGAAGCTTGCCGCCGACTTCGCCGAGGCGCAGACCGCGGCCGACCGGCTCGATCTGTCGAGGGCGATCCGCCGCACCCAGGGCGACCTGCGCAAGCTGGAGGCGTCGAAGAAGATCCTGGCCGAGCCGGTCGAGATCCCCGCGCCCGACCCGAAGCCGGTCGCCGAGGCGGCCAAGGGCGTCAAGGAGCTGGAGGCCGATCTCAAGCGGCTCAAGGTCGCCTACGTCGGAGCCAGCACGGCATCCCAGCGTTCGGACCTGTCCAAGTCGATCCAGGCCGCCGAGAAAGAACTCTCCAACCTCGAACAGTACGGCGAGGAAGCCGCTCAGGGCTTCTTCCAGTCGTTCAGCGAGACCGCCGGCAAATACTCCGGTCCGATCGGCGCTGGCGTCATGGGCGGCGTCATTGCTTCCGCCGTTGCCCTGTCGCCGGCCGTCGGCGCCACCATTTCCGCGGCGGTCCTCGGCGGCACCGCCGCGGGTGGCGTGATCGGCGGCTTCATGCTGGCGAAGCGCGACGTGCGGGTGAAGGCCGCGGCCAAGGACCTCGGCGACACGGTCATGGAAAGCCTGAACAAATCGGCGGCCGCGTTCGTCCCGGCCACCCTCAAGGGCATCCAGCAGATCAAGGGCTCGTTCGAGAAGATCTCCGGCAACCTGACGAGCATCTTCAATCACGCCTCCGGCTACGTCGAGCCGCTGATCGAGGGCGTGTCCGGGCTAATCGAGCGTGCGATCGGCGGCGTCGACAAAGCGGTCGCCGCGGCCGGCCCGGTCATCGACGTCCTGCGCCGGAATCTGCCCGAACTCGGCGCGGTCATCGGCAGCGTGTTCGACACCCTCGCCGACGATGCGCCCGCAGCAGCCAGCGCGCTGGAGCAGGTCTTCCACCTGATCGAAGGCGGCATCATAGTCGTCGGCGGCCTGCTCGACACGCTGACGAACGTCTACGGCGGCCTGGCCGAGCTCGGCCTGCTCGGTCCGGAGGCGAAGGCCTCCTTCGACAAGTACGCGGCCGGCGCCAAGACCGCGAACTCGGCCGCGTCCGGGTTTTCCGGCGCGCAGGAAATCGTTGCCGACAAGACGAAGAAGGCTGCAGCCGCGATCGATCTCCAGCGGGAGGCGCTGATCGATCTTGGCAAGGAGGAGCGCGCCCGGGTCGACCCGCTCTTCCGCTTCGTCGAGGCGCAGAAGAGCGTGACGAAGGCGCAGAAGGACTACACCGATGCGGTCGGCAAGTACGGCAAGGACTCCGATCAGGCCAGGGAAAAGCTGCGGGCCCTGACGGATTCGGCGCTGGACCTGAGTGACGCGGCCGACCAGGTTGGGGTCAGCGCCGACGGCAAGCTGACTCCAGCGCTGCAGCGGGCGCTGCAGAAGGCCGGCCTCACCAAAGGTGAGATCGCCAGCGTGCGATCCGAACTGGACCGCACTCGGGGCGAGTTCGAAAAGTACGGACGGTTGAGCCCCGTAGCGCACATTTTCGCGAACACCTCGGGCGCCGATGGCCCGATCCGGAAGACGGCCGCGCTGATCGCGAAGCTGCCCAACTCCAAGCACATCAGCGTGACGGTCGGCGTGTCCGGGGCAAGCGCCGCTGTCGATGTCGCCAAGCTGTTGGGTCGCCGGGCCGCTGGCGGCCCGGTGAAGGCTGGCATGCCCTACATCGTGGGTGAGAAGCGGCCCGAGGTGTTCGTGCCGAACCAGAACGGCACGATCATCCCGTCCATCAGCCGGGCCGGGTCCGGTTCCGGCGGCGGCGCGGGGATGGCGTCCGCGGGCGATGGCGGCGGCTGGGTGCCGATCCGCGGCGATGCGGTCCTCGACGCGCTCGTGCAGGCGATCGCGTCCCGGGTGTCGGCGAAGGGCGGCCGGGCCGCGCAGCTTGGAATCCGGTTCACCTGATGGCGCTGCCGACCATCACCACGCAGCTCTACGTCGACGGCGCGTGGACCACGTACACGTCACTGGAGGGCGAGTCCTGGTCTGTGCAGATCGGCCCGGACCCGGAGACCGGCGTCCAGCCGTCCGCGCTGGCGTTCACGCTCAACAACGACGACCTGTCGATGGATTCGACGAACCCGGCGTCGGCCCTCTACGGCAAGATCGGCCGGAACACGCCGGCCCGGCTGCAGATGAACGGCACCACGCTGGTCACCACCGAGGCCGCGTCATGGAAGCCGGACCGCAGCATCAACCACACGCCAGGCGTGCGCGGCCTGTCGACGATGGCGGTCACCGGCGCCGGGCTGCTGCAGCGGATGTCCCGGTGGGAAGACCCGCTCGACTCGCCGATGCGGCGGCAGATCGGCTCCTACACCTCGCTGCTCGGCTACAACCCGCTCGAGGACGCGTCGACCGCGTCCAACCTGGCCCAGATCGTCAGCGGCATCCCGGCCGGCACCTACTCGGGCACGGTGACGCTGCAGGGCGACGAGGGCGCCGGCGGGTCGGACCGCAGTGTCTCGATCGGCTCCGACGGAGTCATCGGTGGCCGGTTCCGCGGTGCGCACGCCAACGGTTTCCAAATCTGCTGGACGACCCAACTGGCGGCGTTGCCGTCGAGCGCGTCCTTCCTGCCGATCATGAGCTGGACGGACACGGCCGGGCGGACCTGGGTGTGGAACGTCAACAACACCCAGTTCAACTGGCAGGTCACCGACGGCGACGGCACCCTCCTTTCGAACGTGGCCACTTCGTACGGGTCGCTGGCGGTCACCCAGTGGGTCCGGTGCCGGATGAAGGTCACCGTGTCCGGGTCGACGGTCACCTACGAGCCGGCCTGGTACGTGCAGGACGGCTCGATCATCACCGGCACCTCGGCCACGTTCTCGTCCAGCACGACCGGGCGGCCTCGGGCCTGGACCGCATCCGGGAACGCATGGACGACCGGCGCCGCCTACGGCCACATGTTCGCCGTCAGCGACACCAGCACCGACCTGCTCAACGGGTCCCCGCTCCTGTCGTTCAACGGCTACCTGAACGAGAAGGCCGGGTTGAGGTTCCTGCGGCTGATGACCGAGGCCGGGCTGGTCGGCTACAACGGCGGCAGCACCGGCACGAGCGTGCCGATGGGCCGGCAGAAGCCGGGCAAGTTGCTCGACCTGATCACCGAATGCGTGGTATCCGAGGACGGCATCCTCTACGACGAGCCGACCGGCATCGCGCTGATGATGCGGATGAACGCCAACCTGCTCAACTCCACCCCGGTGCTGAACCTCACCTACGGTGTTGACGTCTCGCCGCCGCTGACCAAGGTCATCGACGACGTGGACGTCGCCAACGACATCACCGTCACCAACTGGGACGGCACCGAAGTCCGGGTTGAGCAGACGTCCGGCGCGCTGTCGACCGCGGCCCCGCCGAGCGGGGTGGGCCGGTACAAGCGGCCGCTGGCGGTGAACCTGCTCAGCGTCGACCAGATGGTCGACCGCGGATCGTGGGAACTGGCCAAGGGCACGCTCGACCGGCCGCGGTATCAGTCCGTCGTGGTCAACCTGCTCGCCTTCCCGTCCTACCGCAGCACCGTCAACGCCATGCGCCCCGGCGACTGGATCACGGTCAGCGGATTCGAAGCCGACACGATCTACCTGATGGTCGTGCAGATCCAGCGCGGCGGCGACGCGGCGCAGGACACGGCGACGCTCAAATGCGTCCCGGCCGAGGTCTTCCAGGTGCTGCGCGCGGAAACCGCCGGCTACCTGGCCGGGTCGGCGAGCACCACGCTCGGCGCCGGCGCGACGTCGACGGCCACCTCGCTGACCTTCTCGACGGTGAGCGTCAGGGACGTCTGGTCCACGACCTCGGAGCCGTACGACGTGCTGGTCGCGGGGGAGCGGATGACGGTCACCAACATGACCTCCGCCAGCGGCACTGGCCCGTACACCCAGACGGCCACGGTCACCCGCTCGGTCAACGGCATCGTCAAGGCGCAACTCTCCAATGCCGCCGTGCAGATCTTCCAGCCCAAGCGATTCGGCAAGTGAGGAGCGTCCGTGGCTGCCGGTGACATCGTTCCGTGGTCGTACATCGCCACGCGGGTGGCGATCAGCACGATCGTGGCGGACACCACCACATACGGCGGCACGGAGACGAGCCTGGCGACGATCGCCGCCACACTGATCAACGGGCTGACGTACGGCGTGTACTTCAACGGCCGCGTGTCGGCCGACGTCGCGGCGGATCTGTCCGGGCTGCGGCTGCGCGAGGACACGGTCAGCGGCAACCAGCTCAACTTCACCAACGTCTACGTCGGCGCCACCACCGGCAATGGCTTCACGACCGTCGCGTACGGCGAGTACACGGCCGGGGCGACAGCCTCGAAGACCTTCGTGTTGACGGGTCAGCGGACCGGCGGCTCCGGCACGGCGCACCGGGTCCGGGCCTCCGCCAACGCGCCCGCCTTCCTCATGATCACCCTGATCCCGAGCTGACGAGGAATCGCTGATGGCCTGGCCCGCAACCCTGCAGCTCGTCACGGTCGCGATCCGCTTCGACGTGCCACCCGCCGGCGGCGCGACCGGCAAGGTCGTCTTCACCGTCCCGAGCCCGCTCAACGGTGCCACCGACGGCTCGATCGTGCCCGCGGTCTCGCTGCCCGCCTACCTCGCCCAGGACGGCACCGCCAGCATCCAGCTCCCAGCCACCAACGACCCGCAGTGGACTCCGCAGGGCTGGGCCTACACCGTCGAAGCGCAGGTCGCGGGCAGCGTACGCACCGGCACCCTGCAACTCGACTACCAGAGCACCTCGGTGGAACTCGCGGACCTGATCCAATGGGACGGCGCCGCCGAGGCGGGCCAGACGTACATTCCGCTCACCTCCCGCGGCGTGGCCGGCGGCGTGGCGGCACTCGACATCGACGGGGACGTCACCGACGCGAGCGGCGCGAAGATCACCGGCGGTGGCGGCGGCGGTGCGGCCCCGTCCGGCACGGTGGTCAGCGAAACCGCCTACGGACAGAGCGCGTCGGCGGGCAACGCCACCGCCTACTCCCGCGGCAACCACACCCACGGCACGCCGACCGCGCCGGCCGCGGCCACGATCTCCGACTCGACGGCGACGGGCCGGGCCCTGATCACCGCCGCCGATGCGGCGGCGGCCCGGACGACGCTCGGCCTGGGCGGCGCCGCGGTGCTGCCGGTCGGCACGACGACGGGCACGGTCGCGGCGGGCGACGACTCCCGGATCACCGGCGCGCAGCAGCGTTCCACGCTGACGACCAAGGGCGACCTGTACGTGGCGACGGCCTCGGCGACGGTGGCGCGGCTCCCGGTCGGCTCCGACGGTCAGGTCCTCACCGCCGACAGCGCGCAGGCGACCGGGACGAAGTGGGCCACCGTGGCAGGCGGCGGCGGGACCGCGGCGACGTTCGCCCGCGCCTACGTCACCTCCGGCGATCTGACCATGCCGAACGATGCGGGCTGGACGATCGTCTCCGGCGGCCCGACGCTGTCGCTGCCGGCCTCCGCCGGCGATGACGTGAGCATCTGGGTGAGCTGCCTGCTCGACCACAACGCGGCGCGGACCGACTTCTACGAGTTGGTCGTCGTGGTGGGCGGCACGATCGTCCGGTTCGCCTCGACGGGCACGAGTTCCCCGGCCGCCGCGGGCGAGGGCGACCCGTCGATCTACGCGGGCAACGACCAGTTCATCGGCAGCGTGGTCCGCATGGGCATCTCGGTGGTGTCCGGCGATCTCGACAGCGGCAGCGTCGTCTGGGCGTTCGCGCACAAGGGTCCCGGCGCCGGGAAGATCTTCGCCTCGTCCAATTACCCGCTGCGCTGGGAAGCGAGGAACGATCACTGATGAGCGACTGGACCCTCACCCGCGGCCTGCAGAACCTGCGCGCCCAGGTCGACGCCGCGTTCCCCGGCCGCGACCGGACATCCGACGGCACGATCGGCGACGCCGCCCACAAGACCCGCACCAGCGGCCACAACCCCGACGACACGCCCGGCTCCCGGCCGGCCTGGGACGGCGACCCCGACGACCTGCCCGAGGCCCGCGCCTGGGACATGGACTCCGACCTCGGCGACCCGGACGTGTCCGCGCAGGACCTAGTCGACCACATCCGGCGCCTGCCCGCACTGGCGACCGTGATCCGCTACATGATCTACAACCGGACCATGTACCACCAGCGCGACGACTTCGCCCCGACCGACTACACGGGTCCGTCGGCCCACACGGAACACGTCCACTTCGAGGGCGCCTGGTCACAGAGCGCCGACGACAACACCACCTTCGACTACAAGCTGGAGGAGCTCGTGCTGACTCCCGAGGACATCGCCAAGGCCGTCTGGGCCTACAAGCTCTCGAACGGATCGACGGCCGGCGGCCAGGTTGTGACCGTCGGGGCCCGGACCGACGCGTTGACCAACCGGCAGGTGCCCGCGCTGCTGCTGGCTGCCGGCAAGGATCCGGTCGACGAGCAGGCGCTGGCCGCCGCGCTCGTGCCCGCGCTGGTTGCCGCGCTGCCCGGCGTGGACGTCACGCCGGAGGCGCTGCAGGCGGCGCTGGTCGGGGCGCTGCGCCAGCTCGCCGCGCCGGCGGCATGACCACGACACCCGACGGCGCCGCGGTCAAGATCACCCTGGACGACATCTACCGGCAGTTGATCGCGCTCACCTCCAGGGTCGACACGGCACTGTCCC